CAATTTCTGCATCAGGCATAGTAATCTGCTTAGTTGGTGCAATAATAGTGCTTTCATCTGCATAGTAATATTTAGTCTTAGCACTATCCTTTTGAATATTAACAGCAGTTTCGTTAAAATCATAATCCGCACCCTCATAAGAAGGATCAGTCGCAATATTAAGAAACTCTGTTAAATCATAAATTGCAAACTTTTTTTCAAAGGTATCAGTAATTTCAGCTTTAGCCAAAATATTTTTCATAGCACTGATAGTTTGTAACTTACTACCTTCCTCAATAATAATTGAGGAGTTTATCGTACTAAAATTCTTTAATATGTCTATTGTCTGTTTAGTTATTTGCATCATCATTCTCCATTAACAACAAAATAATATAATGAATTGCTTTGAACAAATCCAATTCATTTTCCTTATCACCCTTTCTGCCCCATCGCGAAACATATTTTATTACACTTCCGCGACAAAACCCTTCAAAATCATCAGTAGATTTTAATAAATCTACAACTTGAACACCCTTACCATAATACCCTCCGTCCTGTTTTGTCTTCACATAACCACTAATATCCTCTAACAACTTATTTAACTTTTCCATAATTATAGTATACCATATTATCAGCCAAATGGCAAGCTTAATTTATCTAATAATGTCATAATCTTTCTTGACATTATTAATATCCCAAATTTCTTGTTCAGTACGAAGATTACCATTATTCTTTAATTTATCAAATCTCTTCTGAGATTTATTTTTCCACCAGTCTATCACATAATCTAATTCAAATCTATCAAAATTTACATTTTTAACTAACTCCTTATCCTTACCTGTTATATATTCGGGAATATTTTGATAACCATAAAAAGAAATATAATATCTTTTTCGTGTAGTAATATCAACCTTACTTTCTATAAACTTATCAAACTCATTATACATTTTTAAATCATATTCTTTAAGATTGGATTTCAATATACCCAACATGGCACTCTGTGTTTTTAATTTTCTACTAGATGCTCCATCATCTACTAAAGAATTTCCTCCATTTCTTTCTACATAGAAATTTCTTAAAGTTTCATATTCTTTATCACCCAAATTTAAAAGAAACCTAGAATCACTAAGACCCTTATATCTTATAAAAGGTTTTAAACCATCATATTGGGATGAAGATTTTAAATTCCCATACAGAGATGTTGTTTCAAACATACATAAATCAACATCATACTTTTTACTAACTTCTCTTCTAACAAAATGTGATGAACAAATTAGAGCAAGTAATTTTCCGCCCAGATAATTATATCCAAAAGGTTGAACTGGAACAATAACAAACCCCATTATAGCACTTCTATTAAATATACCCAATTCGGGAGGTCCATCAAAAAGAATGTTTCTAGGTCTCATATTTATGACTGGAGATCCCAATTTTATAAACCCAACATATTTTCCAGTGTTTTCTTCTACAACTGCATACCTCATAGATTTACCTGGATTTTGATCATTACAGAATGAAGAAGTATATTCCAAAAGAACATCAAATTCTCTAGGTTTCAACTTAACTATCTTAAAATTCATATCTTTAGGTGACATATTATAATCACTAAAATATTCTTCCTCAAACCCAAATAACATAGAAGGCATTTCATTAAGACGTTCTGATTTCCTTACCCTAAAATAATCATCAATACGGTGCATTTGTCCATAAAATTCTTCATAAACATTTTTCACATACATAATATCACTAGGACTCAATTTCATAATAAAAAGTTTTCCAACCCCCCAGTTTTTCTTTCATAACCCTTACAAACTTTATTTATGATATTTTCATGTCTCATAGCAAATTTTTTAGGTGAAAATTCACGTAGAGTGCCTTCAGATAATTCCTTACGAGATTCCAAAGAAAAATCAATATTTTTAACAATATCCCAAAATTTTTCTTTTTGCCTTTTCACACCCCTATACTCACTAACATTAACCAAAAAATTATGTCCACCTTGAATATGATCTTCAGAAGCATGATTCCCCTTAGAACAAAAAGCTATATTAGGAACCCCATAAGTAGCTGCTTCTAAAGAAGCTATTCCAGAAGATTCATGTTGACACGTAGTTATATGAAAAGATGCCCTTTTAGCACTTTCCATTATATCCCCATGTTTAGTATCTATAGAAATATGAACAGCTCCAGGAAAATTCATAGTAGCGTATTTAGGAAACTTGACTTCATACTCAGGTTTAGTACCCAACTGACTGGTAAATACTCTCAACGACATTCCATTATCCATATCAGCAAACATTTCAAACGCCTTTCCTGGATGTTTTAATGGGCACCATCTACTAATAACTATTCCATAATTTTCATGCGGAAATATTTCTTTAGGAGTATCTTTCACAACTTGAATAGAACATGATTCATGCACCAATTCTCTTTTCACCTTTTCATTATACCGTTTCCTAGCATATTCAGAAACACAAGTCAAAATATGACCATTATCATATATTCTATCCGAAATAGACGGAAAATTAATCATATTTTGGCCAAGGTATTCAGGCAAAGAATGTTCAAAAAATATAGAAGGACATGATAAACTTTCAACTCTACCTTTAGCACCAAAGGGATATATTCTTTGAAATATAGCAACGTCAGGTTTAATTTTATCCAAAATTTTCAAAACATCATTAAAAAATTTTTTATTATAATCTACAGTAGAAATACCTTTACGACGTAAGGGATCCTTAGCAGGTTGATTAGTATATGCTACTGAAAATCCTTCCCACATCAAATCTTTATCACTATCTTGACTAACGACAAAAGTAACATCATTTCCAAATTCACTTAAATACCTTGCCTGCGACCTAGAAACAACTTCCATCCCACCAACAAAAGAATTTTTTCTTTGTGGTTGAGCCATACCATCAAAAACTGCAATATGTTTTTTAGAAAAAGTCATCGAGAGTCACCATAGAACCTTTGTCTTGATCAACTTTCGGTGGTTCTTTATCAGGAAATTTTGGTTCCTTTACCGAAGTCGTAAGATAATATTCGACCAATTCTTTATTGATATGAATATGGCCTGTATGTCCCATAGGAATTGCATCTGGATATTCTTGACATATTTCAACTAATCTAGGAACTTTTAATCCTTCGGCAATAGCTTTTGTAGAAGTCAAATTACCCACAAACAACTTCGCACCTGCAATCAATTCTGCTGTTTCCAAAGCATTTTTTGTCTTAACGTGTTCTGGTTCAAAACCATATCTCTCACAAAAACTTTCATACTCTTCCTCAAACCCAATAAAGGCACAACCATCATGATAATCCTTTAAAACTGAATAATCAAAATATCTCACAGGATCATGTTTATTCACATTATGTAAAGCATAATCATGATAACGTTCTGAAACCCCAATAATAATAGGGAATTGATGATTTGGTTGTATATTAGTCAACCAAGGATGTTCACTTCTCCACTGACCAACATCTTTATATTTTCTTAAATCAACACTAGCAGTATAAAGATCAGATTTATCCGATTTCCAACTAACTTCATCTATAACTAAAGGGAAGTGGTGAGTACGAATACCAGCACATAATAAATGCATATAAATTATATTCCCCCTAAGAAACAATTTATACAACGCCTGTTCACTTTCAAAATTCAAGTCAATGTTATCATCAGGTTTACTAGATTGCATAGTATCCCCAATGTAAGGTTGAACATCTAAAAGAGGTTTAAGATAATCATAAACTTCTTTTCGTTTAAGTATGAGTCTCTTAGTTCCACCTCTCAGATAAATTGCTGGTAAACTATAAATAACATCACCAATTTTTGCATTATGAAATACACCATTCAATATCATACTAATCCATCCATTTCCCATTTTTCCGTAAATGATAAAATCTATGTTTCAAAATTTCCCACAATAAACCAAACAAAGTATCCGATTCATATATTCCAGCTTTGACATATAACATATATTTACTTTTTTGAAACAACATAATTACTTCAACCTTTAACTATATTATACCATAAAAAGATTCAAATGGCAAGCATTTTTGAAAAATTATTTTGTTTTTCAAATTTCAGTGTATTAGGAAATTTATCATGCAAAAGTTCACCCTTATGAGATATTACATAAACACTAGAATTTAAAGCTAAGTCGACTAACAATTTCATAAAATCTTCTGTGCCACTACTATCTAAACTAGAATCAAAAACTTCATCCAATATCAACAAATTTGTACTAGCACTATTCTTCATTTTCGCAATTGCTCTCCAAGTAAACAATAGTGCGAGATCAATTCTCATTTTCTCCCCTTCACTAAACGAATCATAACTAAATGTATCACGACCCCTGCTTTTAATAGTTTCATTAAAATTTTCATCCAAAACAAAATTGAAATAACAATTCATCATAGCAAGATGTTTATTTATTAACTTATTCATTATTGGAAGATACTGCTTTATAATTTTAGTCTTAATACCACTATCCTTAAAAAGTGTAAAAGCAATTTCATGATAACGTCTTTCATCTTTATATTCATCCAATTCAGTTATATAACCATCCTTCTCCTCAAACAAAGAAACTAATTTAGTTTGATCATCCGCACTTTTAGATTGTACCTTTAAAAGATATTCAATTTCCTTATTCAATTTATTAATATAATCAGTATCACCTTTAATGGAATAAGAAAGACTTTTATTTTTTTCAATGAGATCATCAATTTCCCTTTTTATCTCAACCATTTCATTTAATTGTTTAGCACTAACTTCTATTTTATTGCCTAACCCAACCAAAGCTTCAGAATATTCCTTATCCCTATTATGTAATTCGCATAAAACATGATTTTTATGCGAAGAAATAATATCCTGTTTACAAGTTGGACAATTTTCTAAATCTTCAAAAAATTCTATATCCTTAGAAACCTTTCTAAGATTATTTTCTATTTGGCCTTCTAACCTAACATACTCCTGAGTAATATTTGAAATATCATCAAAGGATGTAATACCAGTTTGCAAATGATCGATTTTTTCAGAATACACTACAATTTGATTTTTAGATTCCGAAATAATATTATTGTGGGAATTTATATTATTTTTAATATTTTCAATTTTATCATTATTAATTTCTAACACTTCTGCAATATATTTTTTCTGTAAATTTATTTTTTCTGTAACCAATTCCAATTTAGAAGACACCTTTGAAAAAAGTTTTTTACTAGACAACATTTTATCTTTCAGCAACATATTCATAATAGAAAATATCTGAATATCCAAAAGATCTTCAATAACTTCTCTTCTATGAGAAGCATTTAATTGCATAAATGGTAAAAAGGAACTAGATCCCAAAACTATGATTTGAGTAAAAGATTTCCAATTCAATTTTAATATCTGTTTTTCTAAAATTTCTTGATAATCTTTAGATTTCGCACTTTGACTCAACAAAACCCCATCTACATAAATTTCAAATCTGCCAGGATTCATACCTCTAATAACAGAATATTCCTTATCACCTATTTGAAAAATAATTTCCACCAAACAATCTTTTCTATTTATAGAATTTATTAATTGAGGTTTATTTATTTTTCTAAACGGTTTAGAAAATAATCCATATGTCAGAGCATCCAATACAGTTGATTTCCCTGTACCATTCTCTCCAATAATCAATGTTGGACCACTAGAATCAATAGATATCTCTGTAAACTTATTTCCCGTTGAAAGAAAATTTTTCCATTTTATAGTTTTAAACCTTATCATACTCACCTAATAGCATAAATATCTACCCATTGATTATCACTCAAATTTGCTTGTCCGTCAACCACATCAGCTGCTCCAGAAATATAATAACCCTTATTCTCCAATAATAAAACAAACTCCTTTATTTGTTCATCAGTAATACCCCTATTCCACCAATGTGCAATTTCTATTTGTAAAATTTCTGGCAAAATATTCCAACTATACGATTCAAAAATTTTATACTCATAACCCTCAGTATCAACTTTCAAAAAATCTATATGTTCCACATTATGTTTTTCTAAAAGATTATCAAGAGTTATACAAGAAATTTTTTGAACTCTAAGATCCTTAACCCAATGTCTATTTCCAGGTCTTCTAAAAATGTCATAAACTGGATCAGTACCATAGCCCCATCTCAAATTAGAAACTCCTCTACGCCAACTTCCTAATGTAGTTTTTGGATCATAATATTTTAATTCCTGAACCCCAACTCCCTCATCATCAGTAATAGCTATATTTTCATAAATAACATTATCTAAAACTTCTAAATTGTTTATTAATTCGGTATTGGGTTCAACTATAATACCATTCCAACCATTCTTAGCCAATGGTAATAAAGTATTGAAATCTGCGGAACCAATCTCAATAAAAAACTTACTCATTTGATATTCAATGCCTCCGTATAAATAGATCTAATTTTGTCCATCAGTATATTTTTATCTAAATTTAACTCCATATTTTCAACATATTTCTGTAAATAGTCATAGTATCTTCCGCCTCATCTACCATATCTTCATCATCTTCAAAATAAATACTCATATCTTCAATAACATTAATACTATACGGATCATGTGATTGCAATTTTTCCAAAAAGGAATCAAACAAATATGGATTTTTATCAACCACTAATATTTTCAAAAGACAATTTTTATATTTAGAAAGGTCTGATGACATTAACTTATTATGATCAGATTCTCTATATTCCAACTTATAATGCATTCTATATGGATTTCTTATAAACTCTAAATCTCTAGTTTCTGTATCATATACATGAAAGCCTCTTTCAGTATCTTCATCAGACCAATTCAATTCGTATGGAGTGCCCAAATAATAAATATGATTATCATCACTTTTATAATGAAAATGACCACTAAAAACTTGATCAAATTTTTGAAAATCTTTCCCATCAAACCCATGATAACACTCAACCCCCTTGTGCATTGTAAACCCATTAACTTCCAAATGACCCATCAAAACTTGGGATTTAGTCTTTTCTAAATGATCAAAAGTTTCTTCATAATTTTCGTTACATATCCACGGAACCAAACATATTTTTAAATCATCAAATTCAACAGTTTCAGCTTTATCATAAATATGTACAAAAGGAGTATCCCCATACAGTTCATTTATCGCATTTATAGAATTAGTATTTCTATAATACGAATCGTGGTTTCCAACTATAAAATGAGTTGTTATTAAATTATCGACCAATGGAGTTATAAAATCTTTCCTCATACTATTCAAAATTGTAAACGACACATTCTTTCTTTTATCGACCAAATCACCTAAATGAATAACATCTTTAATTTCATTTTTTAATAGATAGGGAAAAAAAACATTTCTATAAAATTTTAAAAAATGTTGATGAAACACCAAATTATCATTTCTTGCTCCAAAATGGGTATCAGTTATCAGCGCTATCTTCATACTTTTCTTTTCTCCATTCCCTAAAATCATTATCGAATTGCCATATAACAGAATCCATATACCTAATCCAATCTAACATCTGAGTAGCGCAAACAGCCCTTTCTCTCATATTATTACTCTGCCCTAATATTATTGGAACGATATCTTTCACACCCTGAGGAATATCTATTTCAATCTCTATACGTTTTCTAAACGTTTCAAATTCTTCTTTAGTCATTAATTCCATGCCACACTTTTAGAATTCTCAGTATCTGAGCCATAAATATTCTTAGGATAAGCATTAATTATTCCCCTGGACTCATATGGAGAATATACCTCAAAAACTTCAGGACAATTATAAACTTTAGATAATTCTAATTTCCTAGGATGGTTAAAAAACACAGGAACATACTCATCGTTTATTATTAAATTTTTTTCGTAATTACCATTAACCAATTGAGTTGCACCTAATTTCGTCAAAACATAAGCATGCATATTATAACTAAAATTAGGAACAACTATACTTTCGTTAACAATTGTTTCTGTTTCTATCTCAAACCCATTTCTATCACAATAAAACATACTCCAATCAAAACTTTCATAACTAGGAATTTTCATTAAATGGTTTTTAATAGATTCAAAGCATCCAGGTTTAAGATTAGCATCATCTTCCAAAAATAATGAACATCTATTACCATCGTTTAAATGAGCTTTCCAAGCACTCAAATGAGTTATCCCACAACACATTTCCCCCAATCTAACAGGTCTATACCACCAATCCCATTCAAAATTATAAAACTTAGACGGATGTAATGGTCTGGGAAAAGTAACACTTTTATCCAATTCCCAACCCTCATAATAATCATAACCTTGTTGTCTTAAAAATTCTAAATCAACTTGAGTATGGTGATATCCATACACAACTTCTATATTAACATCAGGAAAAGCTTTCCAAGGATTAGAATTGTATAAACCATTTTTTATAAGTTCTAATCTATCAGATCTAACCTTAGTCGTAAGAATATAAATACTATCTATCATAATTTATTCCATAAATTTATCTAAAGCATATTTTTTACTTTCGTCGTCCACATTTTCAGTAACCTTTTTCTTACTCTCCATTTTTCTTTCGAAGTCATCAATCACATCTCTAAAATTATCATACATTTTTATATCTATTCTTTCACCACTCGATAAAGTTACTAAATCTTCACCAATACCTACATTTTCTGTCATCTTAAATTTTATATAAGTTTGTTTTTTCTCCTTTTCTATTCTTCTCAAAAATGCATAATAAATTATTTGAGTGAAATATGAAAAAGGATTTTTAGATTTCTCAGGATCAAAATTGTGACAATACCTAATACAATTTTCTACACCATCCATTATCATTTCATCTTTATAAGTATAATTGATAAAATTAGGTTTATTAGCTAATCCACATGCAATATCCCAAAAACATTTTCCAATATAGTCAGTTACTGGAGGAGTATTATCTCCAACCGCCTCACTTTCTTTTAACAATTTTCCAAATTCCACCATCTCTATATAAAATTTCTTATTATCTACATAGTGCACCTTTTTCTTACTCATTTTCAACCACCACCTCTAACAACCTAATTATGGATATATTATACCATATAAAACAGAAAATGGCAAGCTAAAAATTAGCTTGCCATTTAATAGAAAATATGGTATACTATAGTACCAACGCCAAAGCCCTATAAGTATAGAGTTCAAATAGAAAACTTCTTAAGTTTATAATTAAATTTCTCTGAATTGTATATTTTAATACGTTCGATAAGATGTCGCAATGTATAATTTTTCTTATCATTATAAGTAAAGTCATCAGATATATCAAACAAAATTGCTTTATTTTTATCTTCCCCCAACCTAAGAACTCTTCCAATACTTTGTAAATTTCTTATCCTACTCTTACTAGGAGAAGCAAAAATAACATTATGAAGCTTACGAATATTTATGCCAGTTGAAAACGTACCATATGAAGCAACGATAATTGTATTATCACTTTTTTCTGTTAATTCTCTGACCTTTTCCCTTTCATCAACAGGAGTCCCACCATGAATAAAATGAACATTTCTCTTAGGGTTTTTCTTCTGAATATCAGTATGTAAAGCTTGACCATGTTTACCCACTAATTGATACAAAACCAAAGTATTTCCCTTTAAAGTAGAAACCATATCAGTAATAAATTTCAACCTTCTTTCATGTCCGACAATAAATTGAATTTCTTTTTGATAATCTAAACTAGAAACTAATTTTCTTTCTTCATCATTATACTGTAAAACTATACAATGAATTTCCAATTCTGCAAGATAGTCCTGATCCATCAACTTTTTAGTACTAATAACTTGGTATGCAGGACCAAATAATCCTTCCAAAACTAATTTATTAGTTTGAGTTCCATCTAAAGTTCCAGTAGTTCCTATTCTATGTCTAGCATTTACCAATTTAGTCATTAAAGTAGTTAGAGACTTTGCTTTAAATGTATGAGCCTCATCTCCAATTATCATATTAAAATTTTCGAAAAATGGTTTTGGGAGTTTATACATGGATTGCCAAGTTGAAATAGAAATAGGCAATTGTGTATCCTTTTCCTTACCAGAATATATACGATGACAATTATTGCCTACTTTCCAATCAGTTCCCGTAGAATAATCTCGAAAATCCTTATACAATTGTTCTACTAATGATGTAGTCGGTACAATAACTAAGCTTTTTCCTTCATTCCATCTCAATAAAGAATATATCACTAAAGATTTTCCAGAAGCAGTAGGAGATACCAATACACATCTGGGATTTCTAATCGCATATAATATTGCATCCAACTGGTAAGGTCTTGGGGTGATTTCATTAATATTTAATTCTCTAACAAAAGTTAGAATATCTTCTGGTAAAATATTCTCATCTCTAAGGATTATCTCAGAATCTAACACTAGTTCATAATTTCTTTCTATACAAAAATCGGATAAGTGATTAATTAACCCATTGTATAATAATCTTTTTCCCATATTAAAAAGTCGGATTTTTCCATCCCACACCCGACTTTTATAAGAAGGCATAAATTTTGCACCAGGAACTTCAAATGTAAAATGATCACTTATTTCTCTGGCTGTGGATTCTTCACAGGAAACCATACAATAGACTTCATCAATTTTTCCTAATACAACTTTATCCCACGCCACTTAAAAATTTTCTCCATTCTATCAGATTTTTTAAAGCCCATCCACGATTTTCTATATTCTTTAACGTTTTCTCCAAAAATTCCACAATATTTTCAGATTCATTAACTTCTTCACTAACTGCTTGAACCATTTGGTCGGCTTTCATATAAATGTGTAAATCTCCTTTTAATATAACTTTATCATAAACTTCAATGTCATGTTTTCCTGTATAATATTCCCACCTATCTTTATATAGAGAATCGTATTCCTTCATAACTTTCTTAAGGTTTTTCTTATGGTATATATAAAATTTCAAATACTTATCATAAAGATAGGGAGTTGATAAGCTTTCTCTATCTATTTC